TTATATAGATACGTTGCGATTTTTCCGTTGTTGAAATTGAATTTGCTGTTGAGAAAGTTTTTCTTTTTCCTTTTTATCCATCTCATCTTCAATTTCCATACCTAATAATTCTTCAATTAAGTCTTCATGTGACACTATCGCTTCAGTACCACCAAATTCGTCCAACACAATTGCTAAATGTTTTCTAGAAATAGTCATCTTACGTAATACCCATTCAGCTTTATTGTGTTCATTCACAAATAATGGCTTAGCTGAATAGTTTGTAATTTGATCTTCTTTTTTATTACTCCAAGCCAACAAATATTTAGAATGAAACACCCCAATAATGTTATCAATATCTCCCTCGTACACTGGATATCTAGTGTATGGCTTATTCATAACCGTTTCATAAACTTCTTCGTATGTCGCATTTGAAGCAAATGCCGTCACATTAATTCTAGGTGTTGTATCAACATCTTTTACTTTTAAATTTTCAAAATTAATGACACCTTCCAACCTACTCGTCTCAATTTCATTTAAAGCGCCTTCATGTCCAGCAATTGCTAACATTGTTTTAAATTCTTCTTTTGAAAATTGATGTTCTTGAGGTTGTCCCTTAGATAAACTTCGATTAATACTGTCCGTCAACTTATTTAAAAGTAATGTGATAGGACGGAACACAATTACACAAATATTAATAATTGGATATACAAGCCTTGTTATTTTATCTGGAAATGTTGCAGCGACAGACTTGGGAATCACTTCGGAAATCAAAATGATAACAACTGTTAACACAGCTGATGCAATACCAACGCTAATCCCCCAACGTAAAGCCATAATTGTAACTAGTGTTGGTAATAAAATATTCGCGACATTATTCCCAATTAGAATCGTTGTAATAAACTCACTTGGTTTTTCAAGCAACTTTACAATGCCTTTTGCTTTTTTATCACCTTTGTCAGCTTCAGTTTTAAATTTTGTTTTATTGGCAGCCGTTAATGCTGTCTCGCTTCCTGAAAAGAAAAACGAAATAAATATCAATATAATTATGGCAATGATCACGCGTGTAGTCTCCTTATTGTCATATCTTATTTTTATTGTAGTTACTTAATTCCCGACGTTCTCGTTTAATAAACCAGTTAAAATTCATTATATATAATAGACTTAATAATGATAATTAATATGCATTTTTAATCATAGTTACTTTAATGCATTCATTAGTAAAATGATGCTATAGTTCGACCTGATTGTTACGAATAAATTTACATAATGAAAAATTTCAACAAATTCAGTTTATGACATAGTTATAATAATTTGAAACCGTTATAATTTTAGCAACAAGTTTCTCATAAATTTATTCTAATTATCTTTTAAATATCTTTAGACAAGTACTTGTTTATATTCAAATATAGAAAGAAGGATTAACATGTATTTTGTTTTAGCAATATTTACAATCATTAGTGCCAGTGTAAGTTTAGGTTATTCAATTCAAGCATGTGCATCTAGCCATAATATAAATGCATATTATGCACTTAGTCGAAGCTTACCTTTATTTTTATTAGCTATTTTTTCTTTAGTCATTCATAGTGCTATATTTTTGATAACTATATCCATTGCAATGATTTTAGTTCAATTTTTAGATGCGATTGTTGGTTATAAAAGTAAAGATGGCTTTAAAACTTACGGTCCATTAGCAACATCTGTAGTGAACTTAATATTATTAATAGTTTTCTTATTTTAACTTACTTATACATTGAAACTTAATCGAACTATTATCGAATCATCTTTAAAAAATATTTGGTGTAGTTTTCAATTAATTTAATAAAGACCAGCACTCTAATGCCACAATCATGTTGTATTTGTGTTGTCGCTTTATCCTCCACCAATGATTATTTTTTACACCAATCAAAAAATCGGACTGATATAAATAAGTACAAAGCTTATCTATCAATCCGATTTAGTTATAAAACAAAAAAGCCACAGTAATGTGGCTTTTTGTTATATTCAGTATCAAAATGGTATCAATAACCGTTTTCGACAGTTAAGAATAGCTTAACAACGTAGTTTAAAGCTATCCAATACTACCTTCCATTTCGATTGAAAAAACTAATTTTTAAGGACTTTTTTTATAGAAACATTGATTTAATGCGATTTAAAATGAAGTTATTTCTCTCGAAATTTTGAGGTTATTATTTTTTGGTATCAAAAATGGTATCATTTGTAGTTATTTTAGCTTCACATATTAAAATAACCACACTCCTAAATTAATAGGTGGTGTGGTCTGATCATTTATAATATAACATAAAAAACAACCACCCAGTAACTAGTATGGGTGGTTAAGATGTGCCTTTAGCACTTAATAAAACCGATAATATGCTTTATTATGTCGCAAATATTTCAGCGACTTGTTATGCACCACCACACAAACTTACTCCCATCCAGGAACACAGAGCTTTGTCGCTCGTCAGCAACGTCATATGAATTCTCAGTTCATGTTGTGGTGACACTTTAAACGGTCTGTGCCAGTAGCGACCGAGTCATTTCAAGAATGACCATTTCACATTTATATTATAACACTTGTCGTGCGTAACTGTATAGTTTTTCAGTTGTATTTAAAGTTAAGTTATCTACTTCGCGCTTTCCTTGCCTTAATTGTGAAATTACATATTGCGCTACGCCAGTTTGTTTGTGAATTTGGTAACCTGTTATATCACTTTTGATCAATTCAATTATTTTTAATTTATAATCACTCATATTATCTACGTCCATTCTTTTTATCTAAACAATAAAAATGTGTTTTTCTCCCGATAAATAATAACAATGGTAGGCTTAATAAAAACAATAATAAATACATTTGTTCTGTCATAATTGAAAACCTCCAAATAATATTATATTATATAAGTGTAAGGAGGAGCCATCAGGCTCCAAGCATAATGTTAATCTTTGTTGTTTGGCTTTCGGTCTAGGTAGCCGAGATGCCATTCTCTAAGTTGTTTTAACACTTCTGGAATTATCAGTACTGCCAATACTTGATGTTCTAGAAGTGTTTTTATTATGTCTAGCATGAGGCTTTTCACCTCCTTACACATAATTTGTAAGTCATCAACTAACCTACAAATATAATTATACTAAACAATTGTTTATTAAGCAAGTGTTTTTTTAAATTTGCATAAAAAATAGGCAAGTACCGTAGTACCTGCCTGTTATCTACATTTAAATCTTGAGAGAAATGTTAAAAAGTTCTAGTAAAATAATAGCACATTTTATCTTTAAATGTAAATAGAAAGCAGGTATGTAACGCACCTGCTCAAATAGACATGACTATGTCATTCTAACTGATTTCTCCCCATAAGTCACCTAATATCTGATTAGGTGGGTCAGAACCATTCCATGTTCTAATAGGCAAGTAATAACGTTGCCCCTCCCATGTATATCCTACCCAAACATGACCATCTTGTAACATCACTTCTGTATAATCACAATATCCACCAGGTTGGAATTGGTAAGCTACCGGGCATGATAAGAATGGTCCTATTTTTCTTACAGTGATTGGTTGATTACCGTTTGTGAATCTAGCACTTTCTTCCATGTAGTAAGTACCATATTTATTACGTTTCCATGCACTCGCAACTGGTTTAACTGTATTACTTGAAGCGCTTGACTCATTAGAGACAGTGGCAACTGGTATCTTACCGTCCATATACACTCTAATTTGCTTGATAAAGTAGTCTTTAAGTTGTAATTGTTTATCTTCCGGCAATAGGCCACGAGTTACTGGGTCAAAACCAGTGTGCAATACTGAGCTTCTGTGTGGGCATGATGTTGAAGTGAATTCGTTGTGTAATCTGATTGTATTTCTGTTTGCTGGTAATCCCCATTTTTTCAACAATCTAGCGCATTCTTGGAAAGTCGCCTGTTCATTTTTTAAAAACGTCGCATTATCCGCTCCCATTGATTGACACACTTCAATACCGTAATAATATTTATTGCCTAATTGGTTAGCAGTATGCCAACCTACTTGCGATTCATCTAAAGCTTGCCACACTGTGTTACCTGATACATAACTATGCGCAATACCCGCTTCTAATCTTGATAAAGGTGCGTTAACTAATCCGTTTCGATACGCTTCTGCTGTTGCCCCTTTGCTTCCTGCGTCGTTATGAATAACTATACCCTTAGGATTACCACCACGTTTAGGAAGGTCATAACCTTTAACCACATCTTTGATAGTTTTAAGTTCTACCGCTTTAGGTTGTGGCTTAGCTGTTTCCTTTTTAGATGCTTGCGTAGGAGATTGTATTGATCGTGGAGCTGTTTCGCTTTTGAAGTTAGGACGGATAAACCACATAGGGAAATCGTAAGCATGTTGTCGTCTTGTAACTTTTTCCCAACCCCAGCCGGGTTGTTCGATTCTGTCAGTCCAGCCACCGCCTAGCCAATTCTGCTCATATACAATGATATAATCTAAAGTTGCTTCAATTACCCATGCTACGTGTCCGTATCCTGCACCGTAATTGCTACCGAATACAACCATGTCGCCGGTTTGTGCCAAAAAGTCCGGTGTATTTTGGTATACAGTAGCTAGTCCATCGAAATTGTTTGCAAATGGTATATCTTTTGCACCTAAACCTTTCAGAAGTAATCCAAACAAAACTTTCCAACCAGCATTGGCATAATCAAAGCATTGAAATCCATACCATAAGTCCACATTGAATTGTTTTCCCTCAGAAGTTTTCAACCACTCTATAAAATCTTTTTTAGTTAATTTTGCTTGCATTGTCGCCACCTCCATGATGATACTCATTCACATCAAAGCCAACATCGTTAGAGGCGTCTGTGAAAGGTTGTGATGTATCATATTCTTTTGGTGCTTTCGTGCTTAATTCCGGCGTTAAACTGCTATCTTGTGATGATTTCCACGTAACTTGTTGTTCTTCTTTATTGCTATCTCTAGGCGCTTGATATGTCTGTGCTATAGATGAATCTGAGACGCCTTTTGACGTTGGGTCAGTAATAACGCCAATACCTGTAAGTAACGTGAGGATAGCGCCTATAATTGCGCTAGCTTGATTTAATTGAGTAGATAAATCTAATCCGAATAAATCCGTGACTTGCTTGATAAATAACAACAATGCTCCAACTAAACCAGTTAGTACTGCTTTGTTTTTGAATCTCAATTTCCAGTTAATATCCATTTGTTTGCTCCTTTTATCCAAAATAAAAAAACGACTAAAAAATTAGTCGTTTAAAATTATTCAATGGTCAATGTCGGAGATCCTGAATAAACATCACTTATAGTGACATACAACATCCCTGAAGGATTACTAAAGTTGATATTTTTACTTGCAACTCCGCTATTGACTCCTGATATTCCTAAATCACTTGAACCTAAATTAGTTTGCGAAACCCTCATTATACCGCTACGTACATTTTCTATTGTCACCTGATAACTTTTATTAGGTTCAACTCCGTTTATTGTCCATTTTGCTGTTGATTCTTCTATGCTATCCGGATATTTATTTTTAGGTAAGGGTTTTATTACAAAAGATGAAGGCTTTTTCCATACTTGGATATTTCCAGCATATACTTTTGTATATTCTTCGCCTTCGTAAATAAGCTTCTTTACATTTTTAAAATTACCTTCCATAAAATCACCCCTTAATTAAGTAAAGTGTATTAGGGTCTTTTTGATACAAATAATTATATTCTGTTTCACTGCCTGTCCAAATATTCAGTGACGGCTGCGAAGAACCGATAGGTTGATAAAGTTTATCTGCTTCCTCTTTTGTAAAAGCATTTGATGATAAAAGATAACGTTCATCATGACTGTGATTTATGTCTGATTTTTTTGATAAAGCATTTTCTAATCCTTCAATCTGTTTGATTGTATGACTATGATTTTTATCTGCATACAAACTGTTTAATGATTGCTTGAATCCCTCAAAATCTTCTGTACTAACTTTTGAGCCAATCTGTTGCAATACACTTTCTGAAATAGAGTTGTTTTGTATTGCTTCTGCTAATTCTCTTAATGTATTCATAGATTCAGGCGCGCTATCAACTAGTTCAGCAATTTTTGAATCCGTATACGTTTTAGAGTCGTTGAGAGTTGTATCTTTGATTTTTTCAACTTCTTGCAATTTATCTTCTAACCCTTCAATATTTGCGATATTGATTTTATCCAATAACTCAGGTTCTGCTTTGATATCTGTATCTTTACCATCAATTTGCCACATTTTAGTGTCAGGATTGATTGATACTACAGTACCGTTTTTACCGGGTGCGCCTTGTTCTCCTTTTTTACCTGTCTCACCTTTTGCACCAGATTGTCCCGGTTCGCCTTTATCACCTTTCGCACCTTTAAATCTACTTTCATTCTTTTCGATGTAAGAAATAACATCTTTATCTATTTTCTCTTTAAAGTCTTTGCTCAATAAATCTGTCGCGTTATCTTTTAAGATTCTCGTAATAGCATTATCTACCAATTTAACATCGATTTCTTTTGCTACAGCAGATTCAATGCCACTATCAACGATATTGAAAGAAAAGTTCGCGACATGTATTTTTTCTTCTTCTTTCTCTAAAAACAGCTTACAACGAACATAACCAGCGTGTTTGATAACCTTTTTAGGTATCTTGTAGGTAAGGAACCCTTTTACAACATCGTCGATAATAAGGGGCTCATTTTTGAATATAGAGCCATCTTCCATAAATAAATGTAATCTAGGTGTTAAGCCATGTGCTTTTAGATCGATACGACCTTGTTTGTCATTGATACCTATTCTTATAGATGCTGTATTTTCATCTTCAGTGTAAAATCGACAGCCAATGTCACCTAAGTCAACACCATCATTTTTTATTCTCGTTTCAACATCTTTTATTTTGTACATTTATACACCTCTTTATTTATATTTATCTCTTATAAAGTAGATACCTTTTAAGCCGATTTGTTTATATAGCTTAGCGATTGTACTAGCTTGATGTTGGCACCACTCTATAGCAGTAGCGTATTGGTGCGTAGCTGGATTCTTAGGATTCCATCTGATTCTGTACAGTGTATTCTGCCCTTTGTTGATGTAATCCTTTCTTACGAAGCTAGCACCGCCCATGATTGCTTTTGCTGGAGTTGTCCAACCTTTATTCTTAGCAAATTTCATTGCATAATCAGGGTCGTTGTCGAATGCACCAATACCGAAGTAATTATATGCACCGTATCTACCACTAGCGAAGTTACTTGTTCCGTATCCACTTTCTAAGAAAGCATGCGCGATCAAATAGATTTCGTTAATGTTGTTTTTCTTACAGGCTTCTGCAAATGCTTTGCCTTGTCCGTCTAGCGTTCCTTTCCCTTTGAGTATCTTATTAAGCGCACTAACTGAAACGCCTTGATACTTGCCTAAATTAAGCATTTGATAGCATTGTGTGTTACTTTCCCATATTCGCTTAACATTCATTGCTGAGCTCGTTTGTGCTCGTGTTGCATTAGCCCAGCCCCATGTATGAGATTTTTTCGGGTTACCCCTAGACATTTGTCTATCCAGTGCTTGCTGGAACGTGAACGAACTTTTTTCAGTAATGATGCTTGGTTTTTCGTCTGATGCAGTGGGTCCTCTTCTGGATGCACTGTCGACCGATGTTTTATCACTAATTCGTATTGTCGTTTTTGTCGTTACTTCTTTAATATTTTCTCGTGTCAATATATCTCGTTTAATATACGTCTCAAGCATTTTCTTTTTAACTTGCTCATACTTTGCGTTATCCGGTATACCTTGCTTAATCAAGTCGTAATTAATTAAATCTTTCATACTACGCCAAATATTAGGGTCTACCTTTAACGTCGTTTCAGATAATTCTTTATCTGTTCCTGACAACAACCATACACCCCGTATTAAAGCTTGTATTTGGTTCATTAAGAATTGACGCTTACTATCTGTTTGACCACCACATACTTCAATAACTAGCCAATTAGGGTGACGCGGGTCATCAAAATTGGTTGGCCTAGCAAGCCATGTAGCCTCTCTATCGACATATAAATGCGGTATTTCATAATCGCTGATAAACTTATTTCTTTGCGTATACAGTTCGTCTACCGAACGCATATGCATTGATTCTTTTATATATAATCCTTGAATATCTGAACGTTCATCACCCATTACAACTATATGGTCAATGAAGTGCTCTTCTCTATCTAAAACATTGCTGTAAGCAGTGTATTTTACTGTTTTAACTTCTTTAAATTGCGGTTTCTTCGCTTCGCCAGTAATTGTTGAGTCATTGGCTTTTGATGCTGAACTTGTATCAGTACTACTAGGTTTGCTAGTATCTTTTGAATATGGAGGTCTGACAAAGCCTGTAACACTTACATAAGGGTGTCTTACTAAACTTCCCGGAGAACCTGTCCAACTATTAGAATTAACCCAGTTTTGGTCAACGCTATAAAAATAACTTTTATTAGATGGTCCTACTACTATTGCGGTGTGTCCGTCCGAACCTATTCCGTTGCCAGGGTGCCAAACTGCAATGTCTCCAGGTTCCGGTACAAATCCAGATGAATAGCGATAGAAACGGAATCCCTTAGGATATCTATAATTAGCCATATCCTTAGCATTGCCCCATGTTACAAAACCCCAATATCTTTTAAAAATAAAGTTAGGTGTATCCCAACATTGACTGCCCCGATAATTATCTATATTAATCCTCTTACCAATATTCGACTTTGCCCACTCCACCACTTCACTAGCTGTAGGTTTTCTAGTCTTTGGGTTAGGTAATCCCATGTATGCACCTCATTTCAATCAAAATAAAAAGCCAGTGCCGAAGCACTGACTCTTAACTGTTATTTACATTTACCAAACCAGAAGCACGCCCAGAAGCTATATCCTAAAATCCCTTTAAGCATGGTAATCACCTCCTTTAAATACCAAAAATAGTTCTTAGTAAAGCTATGACAATCGTACTGAAGATAGTCCCTATCAAACCTAGAATCCACATTTTTATGTCTCTAATATTCTTGGCATTCTTTTCTTTATTCTTTTCATCTTCTACCTTGTCGCGCTTTAATTCTTCAAAATTTCTATCTAATTTGTCATAAATCTTTTCTTGCGCTCTAAGACTATCTTCTATTCTGTCGAATTTTTCAAACATAGTCTTATCATTTTCTTCTAATCGCGTTAAACGCCAATCTTGTTCATGTCGTTTGGTAAATCCAAACATTATGCCACCCACTTTATTCAAATTAAAAAGCCACAAGCATTACACCTGTGACTTTTCATCTTTTGTTTCTGGATATTTTTCTCCAGTGATTAAAGCGTATTCTTCTTTATCGATTAAACCCTTGTCTACGTACCACTTAATTTGCTCGTTTTTATAGTAACCCCAAACATAAAAAGTTTTAATGTCTTTAAAAGTTGGATAAATCATCTTCATTATTTAAACGTCCCCCTCAGTACTTGTTTTGTTAGTTTTCAGTTCAGTCAACTGTTGTGTTAACATAGCGTTTTGTTGAGCTAATTCCATCGTTAATACATTTACTTGTGCCACCTGCATTTGCATACTCGCAACCATTCCGCGAAGTTCCTCATCACTTAAATCTGATGCACTTTGTTGGTTTGATGCATTCGGTACGTCTTCTTTTTCGAAATTGCTGTTGTATTTAATTTCGCCGTTAGTGAAAACGAACTTTCTAGGTTCGAACTCTTCTTTGAATTTTATAGGCACATTGTTATCGTCTACATCTAAACTATTGCGTAAACCGCCAGTATTAACGTATCCGATAACTTCGTTTTTATCGTTCACTGTGATTTTCATTATTTCCACCCCATAATTTTAGTTATAGTAACTTTGTTGGCATTCGTTCCAGAACCTGATGTTTTGCCTAAATCGAAATACACATCGTTGTCTATTCTTAAAGTGGTACTACTTGTTTTTGATAGTAAGCACTCATAAATACCGCCACCGTTGCCGTCTGAGTCAACTACATTCGCTTTACTCAATTGAATCGCGTTAGGTAATGCGGTTAGTCCGAATCCCTCAATAACGCCACCTGGATAAGTTCCACTTACCAACAAAATAGAATAGTTTGTGTACGGTTCAGTTAGATTGATTGTTGTACCTACACCATTTGCGCCACCGTCGAACAATACCGTTGATTTATGTTCATTAGGAACTGTCCACTGTGGCTCAAGTCTGCCGTTTGTGATTGATCGTGTGTAAATCTTTTTAGAGTTATAAGGCGTGAAGTTAAATAGCTTGTTTATATCGTCTTTAACGAATACTGATAAATAACCCTCATAACTTTCAACACTACCTGGTAAATCCGGCACACTTGTTACGTAATAATTTCCAGCCCCCAATGCTTCTAAATTGCCTTTGGCGTTATATAAATTCTTTTGAATTGATTGACCATTATGTTCTGTTAATTTATGTTGTTGCCAGCTCGTTGTTCCGAATTTATCATCTACATACTGTTTAGCTTGATTTAAAGCGTTGTTTGATGTTTCTTCGACGAATTGCTTAGTTAAATCGCCGTCATTTTTTTTATAAAACGGGTACCATGTGCCACTAATTTTATATTTTGTATATTCGTCGTTTGAATCATCTGGATACCATGTTGCACGTGCCGTACTATCATCAACAACATAGACAACTAACACGCCTGATTTTCCTAAAGTGTTAGGAGCTACCGGAATATCTGAACCATCGTCAACGCCATCTTCTTTAGGTGTATCGACAGTACCTATATCTTTAAATGAGGGCGCATCTGTCGCGCTAGTGATATGAATAATCCTAGATGTGTTAACTGTGCTTAAAACGCTATCTATGGACTGCTCAGACGATTCGATTGCTTTACCGTAATCATCTGTAAGTTTAGACTTTTGCCAATTTGTTGTTGAATTACCTTTAACAAGGTCAGCGCCATTGATTTGTTGTTCAACTTCGTTAACACGTTCAAAAATCGCTTGCTCTTTTTCAACTATTTTATCGACTTCAGCTGTAACAGCTTGTGTTGCACTAGTTTGCGTCGCAGTAATAGCTTGTATAGCTTCGTTTTGCTTGATTTCGATTTGTTGAATGCCTTTTGTCGCACTATCATTCACTTTTGCTATTAACGTTTGTGTATCAGCCATATTTTGCTTTAATTGGTTAAAGTCTTTACCGACAGCTTCGATAGTATCTTGAATAGATTTGATATAAACAAGCTTTGTTATACCATCAAATCCACTAACTAAATCATTTTCAATATTGAAGCTAAATTGACGTTCAACAACAACATTATTACTCCCGTTTTGTGTAAAGAATGCCTGAGCATGCACCTTGCCTGAATGTTTTAAAAATTCATTCGGTATCACATACTGCAAACGCCCATTAATTGCGTCTACTATCGTTAATTCGTCTGAAATATAAGCGCCTCTATCTACGTTATAATCATCGGTTTTTAACACGATAGATGTTTTAACATGTTCAGAACTTATAGATAACGGTCTGTTATTCTTAGTTACTGCAAAATTTAAAACACCAGTTCCTCTATCTGATTCATAGAAACTGATGTTTGTGTCAATAATTGGATTATATTGTGATGTTGTTTGTAACTCGATTAAGTTATCGTCTTTCGAAAAATTATCTACTACCATTATTCAACCACCTTTCCCTCGAATAAACTCCATTTACCAACGCCACCAGTACCAAAGTTTCTAACTAAAAATTGATGCGCAGACGGGAAGTTATTACGTCTTAATACTTGTGTTGTGTTACCTGGTGTATTCGATTTTATTTCTAATATCCAACCTGCAATACCTTTAAAGTCTTTAGGAAAATCAGTAAATCGTTTTGATTCTTCAGTAGTGATATAGAAATCTAAACCAACGATTTTTAAATCTGATAATTTTGTAATACTCTTAGGGATATGTTCCCAATAACCGGCGTTTTGCGGACAGAAATTCCATGCTCCGTTGTTTTTCTTATTGAAAATGTCAATGACACGTTCGAATTTAAGCATATTTCTACCTGTGCTGTTTCTGGTAAGTACTTGTCTTAGAGCACCATTATAGTGTCCAGGCAGTACATCCAAGAACCACCCTGCATCTCTAAACGCTTTCGGTAACGGGAAATCTAATGCATTTTGTGTGTCTTGCGTATAGATATAGTAATGACCAACTTCCGTAATATCACTTAGATATGCTGGGTTCTGTATTGGTAACGGTTTAACACGTCCACCTGAATCAGTCATCGATACTTGAGGTGCAATGTTTTTTAAGAATTGGTTAACACCTCTTTGGCCGATAGAATAAATTGAGTGATGTCTGTTATTACCAGGTCCAATAGTTACCCCTATTAAAAGTGCTTTACGTCCTGTTTCTAGATCGTAATACATATCTAGACCCTCAGCTTCTTGGAAGTCTCCTTTAAAGTTATTATTCACACCGCCAATATCGATACGTCGTTTAAATAACAATTCTTTTGTTTTTATATCGAAACCTTGTAAGTAGTTAGGGTTGGCTGTATTCGAATCACCTGTATACCAATATAAGATACCTGCATCATAAGTGATACCTTGCATAGGTTGTGTATCTGAAGTGTATTCCATAGGTATATCCATTTGATACAATACTTTGTCTATACCTTTATCAATATCGTCAGCACTTCTTACTTCAATGAAATTCAATGAATTCTTAGCTTGTCTTTCAGAAGCTTTATATTCACGTCTGAAAATCATTAAATTTTCTATAGGATTATAAATCGCTGACGTATATCTGTCGTTAAATATATTCGGCATGACATCTTGCATTTCATTACCATAAGTTATTTCTCCAGTTCTATATTGGAAACGTACAAACTTGTTGTTTTTGTTACTGTCCAATACAGCTGAATAAATCCATAATTCTCCATCAATGTATCTATACGCATTGTGTGTACCGTGACCGCCGTTTTTAACAAGCAATCTATCAATAAATTGTCCGTTGGGCTTCAATCTAGATAACATGTAATGATTACCTGGACGAGCTTGCGTCATATAAATAATTTTCGTTCTAGGGTCTACCCAAAATGATTGCATTACTGCATTTGTATATGGCGATAAATCAGTGATAAATTCCGGTTCTTGCTCTTTTGGTTCGAATCGGTATTCTGTCGCTCGATATTCTTTATAGTGTTCATCTACAGCTTTCTCAACCTTTTTAGTGAAAACATCTAGTGTTGAATAATCATGATACAAACGATCTTGCAATGTCTTATGACCATAACCTGTATTATCAACACGCGCGTCTTTTACCTCGTTGATACCGTCGCCGTTATGACCTATTATCATGTTGCTAAAACGGCCATTTAAATACGTTAAATAATCTTCAACACTGTCATTCAAGTATTTAATTTGTTTCGCTGAGTGTGCGTATATTTCTTCTTTTTGATGATATATAAACATTTTCTCAAGTTTGCTCATTCCATTATCAAGTAATCGATAGTTGTACTCGTGCTGAGCAACTACTTTTTCGCCAGTGATAGAATGCAAACTTGTTATTAATCCGTAAGCCATTGGTTGCCTCCTTTAGTCGTAAAAACTGTAATAATCCTTGATTAACTCGTACATAATAACCTCGTGACCTTTTTCGTTAGGGTGTAAGCCGTCCTCCATGCTCGCTTTCCTAAAAGCTGGATTGTATGGCTTAAAGTAATCTGTGTGATATGCGTCAAACACTGGTACATCTAACTCACTACAAGCTAATATTTGAGCGTTTACATAGTCCTCAAGTGTTAACCCTAGTTTGTTTTTGTCCGTGTCTTTACGGCGTATTGTTGTACCACTCATAGGGCATTGTCTTGTAGCTGTCATCACTAGTATTTTTGAATCTGGATTATTCTTTCTAATAACTTCAATTGCAGAACAAAAGGCACCGTAAAACGTTTTAGTGTCCGTTTTATCAGTGCCTATCGGTACGCCCGCCCAATAATCATGCAACCAGTCATCATCTGTACCTTGTAATATGATTAGGTCGCCTCTTATTTGCTCTGCTTGCCTAAAAATGCTGTTTTCTACCGCTTCTTTACCTATTGGAACTGTTGCCATTGTTGCGCCACCTCTTGCAAGGTTGGTCGTTTTAGCTTTTAACTTCTTGCCTAACATTTCTGTGAAATTAGTTTTTGCGTGCGATCCTCTAGCTACTGAATCGCCAATCGTTCCAATAGATTTGATATTTCTTATACTTGATTGACTCGTAAAGTCGTACATAATCGTGCCATTCGCAGTTGTGACTGTTTTAGTACTCATCTTATCGACTTTTGCGTTTATTTTTTCATTCTGCTTAACTAATTCGTTATTTATAGATAAACTAGCATTAACTTTAGCGTTTAGTTCTCTCAAGTACTTAGCTGGGTCTGACTTAGTTGTTTTTACATTCTTAACATAGTTCGTAGCTTCATGGATAGCTTTTCTATATCTGTCACGCATTGTAAAATCGCCTAATACTACATCTTGTTTGATGATGTTGTTATATGCATCTCTATGTGTAGTAATCTCGACTATTCTTACTAAGTCGTTATAGCCTATAGTTGGTTCAGCCACTCTTACGACATCGCCAATTCTAGGTTTAGCCTCTGGAAAATGCTCAGGCTGTGCTACGAAGTCCAAAGAAATAGAAGCAGTGACACTTTTCTTTATCACTAGCTCCATTGATTTTTTCAAAACATCTTCTTTTTTTATACGTCCATCTATTAACGGAGGCGCTTCCCTTTTACCAATCAGTTGTGCTAATGGGTGTGTGAATTCGAATTGTAATCCAGCCTCTGTAAAAGTTTGCTGACCGTCAAAGTCGCCATAACCTCTTATATATGTGTAGCATTTAGAAGCATCTTCTTGAATTTTGACGTTATCAGCATTTACACCTGATTTAATATAGTAATTTGCTACTTTAGATAATTCGTCATACAAGTGAAATGTTTTTGTTTTAGCGTCGTACTCATATTCGAGATGATAGCGTTCAAGTCCTTTTTTGAATATCTCAAGTCTTGTGTCTCCTTTACCTAATCCCTCGAACTTTGATGCGTCAACCTTAGTGTGCAATACGTACTTATAACTAGTTCCTTTAAATACAGTGTTAAAAAACTCTACGCCTGTGAAACTTTCGTTATATTCTTGGTAAATCCTAGAATTGTTTAGATCATCTAATTCTTTTTGTCTCGCTTTGATACTAAGTTTGATTTTGTTTCCGATTGTTGATTTATCAAGCATTACTATTACATATTCGTTGAGGTCATCTTCCCCCTTTATATTTGTGATAGTCCACATCTTTGTAATAGCGCCGATTGCGTCGAAAGTGCTGGCATTTTCTATCATATCAATGTCTAACGTGCTATCTTCGTTCAATTTTTCGTTTAATTTTGTATTAACATGAATCGCATGACCGACGCCTTGCAAACTTTTTAATAATACCGGCATATGCTACTCCTTATCTGTAATATAATTTGTGTCTAAAGACTATCTTTTTCATAAGTCTGTTGGCTTTAAAATGATTCCAACCAGGATACAACACCGGTTGTTCTAACGTCTTGTTGTATAGGTCAATATTTAAATTGCCTCTATATGTGTGCTTGTTATCAAAAATGATTTTATCGCCTGCCTTTAAATCGACATCTTTAATTACTGAGATGTTTCCTTTATCCATATAGAAAGTGAAACCGTCTTTATCATCAGCTTTAACATCTTCGGCCAATTCAATTTCAACTACATTGAATTGGTTGAATTGTGTTAATGCCACATCTCCGTTGTAATAAACATCTCCAGAACTCGTATTATAGAATGTCATTTGTCTACTTCTATCATTTTCATTTAATGCTATTCTGTCCGGAACTGACCATTTTTCTAAATCGTTATCACTTTCTAAATCAGTGCTATAGCCGATACTTTCAAAGAAAGGTAATTCTGTTGTCTCAAAAGTCAACGTGATTTCTCCTGATGTCTTAGTTGTGTCAAAAGATACTTCGCTAACTAATCCAACGAATAGTTGTCTACCGTCAACATAATCTAATTCAAATTCTTGTTCTAATGGTTCGAACATATTTTCAAATTTGATAGTGTTATCCGGCGTTGCCAATTCTCTTAGGTAAAAGCGACCATAAAACAATGTTTGAATGTCTGATTTAAGATGTGAGGCATAAGCAATTTTAGGTACTTCATACCTCAATATTAATTCAACTTTTTTATATTCTTCTTTAGCGTAATTGTGGAAACGTCCATCAACACCATCTAAAGGCGAATAATTCCTTTTGTAACCCGAACCGATAACATTGTAATCAAGCACTCTCAAATGTTTGTAAGTGAGAGGATTGTCACTGATTCTATAAGTTACACCGTTTTTTACAATTTCTACATCATGGGCTATCAATAAACAAACCTCCCTTACATTAAGTTGAAACTACCATCTTTTGCATCCATATCGTCAATGTGTGATTTAATCATGTTAAGATCGCCCTCATTCCTAACAGTTACATTAACAATAGGTCTGTTATTTTCTTTCATGCTATGTTGCACATCGTTTGTCATATGACCATCAACACTTGGTGTCAAACTATCGTTGAAGCCATCTGTTAACGTTGAACCTAACTCACTTGTAAATGTTTTACCGAAGCTAGTAGCCATTACTTTAGCTTGTGATACCGCTAAACCTTTACCTAAACCACTACCTCCACCGTGTCCACTTACAAATGAAGTTACAGAGTCCCAAGCTGATGAAATCGCATCACCTACCGCGCTTACTACTTTGTGCGCAGCGTTAGCTACACCTTCTGCTACTTTGCCTATTAATTCTGCTCCGGCATTTAAAAAATCGCTGAAAAAGCTTTTAATCTTATCAAGCGCGTTTTTCATGCCGTCGCCTACATTTGAGACAACTCTTTTAAATCCATCAGCTACTTTACTAGCAAAACTTGTAACTGTGTTCCAAATATTAGAAACCCATTCGGAACCTTTTGTGATAATAAAGTTTAGTGCTTGCCCCATTTTTTCAGCTACACTCGAAGCCACTCGACTGAACCAACTTGTAACAGTGTTCCAAATACTGCTAACAAAATTAGTGATTGTACTCCATATCTGTGACCAACTTGTACCAAACATAGAAAGCGTTCGATTCATTACGCCAGTTAAAAAGCCGATAATTGACTCCCAAACTGATTGCATGTATTGCCAAATCGTATCAAGTACATTGGTAACCGTAGTTTTAATAGTCTCCCAAGCACCTGAGAAGTCGCCAGTAAGCAACTGAATTAAAGCAGTGAACAAACCTACTATGATTTGGACTGCTACGGATATCACTGTTCCTATGGCTTGGAACGCAATTGTAATTAAAGTCCACAAACCTTGTATGATATTCATAACATTTGTAATAATGCCTATTACTAAAACACCTAAGACTTGCATGAATATTTGTCCTAATACTTGCAATATAGGCATTATCGGTTGTAAGGTAGATTGGATTTTGCCCCACAATTCAGTTAACCAGCCAACCACACCTTGAATCGCACCAGAAACCGCCGTTTTAACGCCGTTCCATGCTTCAGTAATAGTATTTCTAAAGTTCTCGTTTGTTTTCCATAAATAAACGAGAACACCGATGAATGCGCCAATTACTGCAATTACCGCTAAAATAGGTGCTGAAATCGTTCCAAAAACACCTGTTAATGCTTCCAAAGCTCCAGTAACTAAACTTGATGTTCTAACGAATTCTAAAATCTTTTCGACGACACTGAATAAACTCAAGCCAAACACATTTGTAAGCACACTACTTATAGCAACAATCGGAGCCATTAAAGCCCAAAATACACCACCTAAAATACCCATAACACCAGCAACTTGTGCTATAGCTGGGTGTGTCTCGAATAGCTTAGCGATAAAACCAGCTAGATTAGTGATAAAGTCTAACAATTTACTAGCTATAGGAGCCATTGCAGTGCCAAATGCTACTAATGCTTTTATGATGTTGCCGATTAATTGCATGATAGTAGGACCATTCTCTTGAACGTAACTTATAAAGTCTTTGAAGCCTTGTGATTGTCCTACTTGTTCTGACCACGCTCTAAATTGAGAAGTTAATTTAACCAACCAATCAAAAATATTAGAACTGTTTTGAGCAAAAGCAATCATTAAATTACCAATACCAGCAAATACATTGCCAAATATCTGACCAATCTTAGGTAAGTTGGTAGTAGTGTAGTCAATAAAAGCTTTAATGGCATTCTGACCAGCTACACTGTTAGCCCAATTTTGGAAAGCTATAGACATGTTCTGTAGTCCTTGAGAGACAAATTTGAACAACGGCATTAATTGAGTGAAAATGTTAACTAATCCGTCGCCAAATCGTCCTGCAGCGTTCAATAAATCTCCGAATATTGCGCCACCTATGCTATTCAATGCTTCAAATGCTTTCTTAGCTGTTTCAGAATGTTTAACCCAATTCTCAAACTCGCGTGCGTTTGCTTCAACCAGCATAGATACTTCGGATAAGAATGGTTTTAATTGAGACATCGCACTTGTAACGCCTCTGATACCCGCTGACATCGCATTAAAGATACTTGCTTGATTCTCTTTTACAATGCCTTGCCATGTAGTTTTTAACTGATCGCTCGCATCTCTAAAGTTTTGTACTTCTTTTGTTACTGCCAATGTGCCATCTTTTACCATTTTTAGTGCAGTAATAGCCATTGCACCGAAGCCAACCGCTCCAACACCAGCTACAGAGAATGCACCAGCTAACCCGATGACGCCACCGCCTAATACACCAACGGCATTAAGTACTGCCATAATAGCTGGAACTAATCCAGCAATTACTGGTATTAACGCTTGTATACTAGCAATCATTAAACCTTTGACTTGTTGCGCAAAGATAGTACCGAAAGTTCTAATATTTGATGCGATGCCATCCATTGTTGATTGATACTGATCTAATGCTCTTTTACCTGCAGTCAATGCTACTTGCATTTTCGTCATTCCGGTTGTATCAAAATCTAATTTAACAGTGTGTTTGCGCCAACCAGCTAACATTGCTTTAGAAGTCGCAACATTTCTTTTTAATCCGCTTGCGTCGCCGTCAATTTCAACTTTTTTACGTCTGATATTCGATAGTTCTGCTTTAACAAACGATATGACTTGTTTTACTTTGCTAGCGTCTGCATCAATATTAACTTTATGTTCACGCCAACGTTGAGCCATCGATTTGGCTCGCGTTAGTTCTCTTTGGTAGTCTCTTATGTTAGCTGTAACTTCTGTCTTGATTTCGTCCGGTATATCAGTTTTAGCCATACGTTGAGCAGTTCTAATATTCCTTTTAAAATCACTGATTATAGCTGTAACACGAGCCAGAAAATTCTTTTCCATGCCTAACCTCCTTTATGACTTGTTTTTAAGCTGTTAAGGAACTTGCGAGTCCCTTGTTTTTGTATTTCTCTTTTACGTTTGTTTTTAGTTAGCTCACGCTGTTTCATTCTTTCGTATTCTTCTTCTTGACCACGAATAATGTAATGTTCTCTTTCGTTCTGCTTAACAAAACGTTTTAGTGATTTACCAGCTTGAGCAACCGCATTATATTGAGCGCCGTACAACACAATGTCCCTTTGGTCAATCAATGCTTGTCTAGCGCCAATAATCCAGTCATTCCATTCGGCAGGTAGCATGCTCATTAGCTCGTCATTACTCATATAACCTATGTAACGACTTGTCATCTGCCTTATTTCCGAATAGTCTAATAAGGTGCTACGGTCATGATTTCTTTGTAGTTGTTCTTCATCATCTCGATACCAGCTTTCGCGCCCTCTTTCTCGTCTTCTTTGGCTAACGATGGCGCTTGGTTCATCTGTGTCCAGAATAGACGTGATTTCTGCTTGAAAAAACCGCTATTATTCATTACGTCCAACGCACCTTGTAAAAGATTCAACGTGTCGTTTTCTCTTTCGATGATTTCCATGATTTCCGCTTCAATATCTTCTCTTTTAGGCGAGCTTTTACCTAGATAAGCTGTTGCACATTCCCAAAAGTCTACGATTGCCACTGTGTCACGTTCTAATAAAGCGTTATAAACATTAGTAAATCCTGAAATCGTTTGTTTTCTACCTTTGTTATCTTCTTGTTCAGTTGCAAATTTTTTAGCGGTTTTATCGAACATAAATGTTGCTTTTGCTTTCACTTCTTCATTGTTAATTGTTAATGATGTAATTGGATTAAAAGTTGTTTCAGTCATATTAAATACCTCGTTTATCGTTATTTTGTACAAAAAAATAGAGGGCTAATGCCCTCGTTAATTACATACTTAAATCGCTACTGCCAGCAGTTGTTTTTTTAGTTCGGTTTTCATAACTATCTTCGTATGCGTTCATGTCTTCGAATTCAACAACTGGAGCCAATGCGCTAGGGTTAAGCCATTCTTTTGGTAAATCATTGATTGTACCGTCTGCACTATTGAACTTAACTTTTGCTGTGATTTCGATTTTGTTATCTTCATCATCAAATGACCATTCGTGCTCTTCGATAACTACATACGCGAATACACCGTGATGTTTGCCATCGCGTTTTTTAGTTTCCCAAATCCAAACACGTAACTGTTTGAATTGTTTAACTGATTCTTTTAATGCTAATTGACCTTTATCTCCCGGAACGACATCAAGCGTCAACTTGATTTCTTCTTCGACAGAGTTACGGCTATAATCTTTCTTACCGCCTTGAATGATTTCAGCAAGGTCATTACTGATAGTGTGCCCACCCTCTGCTAAACTACCTAAAAGCGTTGCTTCTTCGATAGTTAGCTTCTTAGCTAAATCCTTATCAGCAATTTGGAGAGCGACAATATATTTATCCTGCGCCATTCGTTACACTCCTTTGTAATGTGTTATGTCTGTATTTAAAAACAAGCCGAATGACACCGTGTTTAGTGTACTGATCTATGTCAGTAATCACTTCTTGTGTATCAATTCGACTTTTAATGAATGAATAATAATCAATTTCTATTTCGTTATTTAAAACGAAGCCTAAAAATTGAATTATTTGTGATGCCTCATCTCTATTACGTGCTTGACTATAAACATGCAACGTGATGCCGACATCTTCGACCATGCTCGTGGTCGTTTCTTTGTTAGTGACGTTTGTTTCACCCACAACGATATATGGGTAAACAGCGTCTTTCTGAACACAATCAAAAACCCTACCGTCCAATTGTTTTTGGATAATAGGGTTACTTTTTAATTTGTTATATACTTTGTTAAATAAGTACCGTTCAACTGATACCCACATATCTTAACCACCTCATGAAAAATACTTATTAAAGAATGCTCGTCCAGCGTCTATTGCCGGCTCCCAAAAAGGTTGAGCATGTTGTCCTTTAGTAGTATGCCACTTACCGTTCGCATCTTTGTACGACCACGGTATCTTTTTCGCTCTACTACCTCCAGCACCTGTTGCATATATACCAGTACCATAATTGACATATATTGCGTATTCACTACCAATATTAATAACACCAGTAAAACCGCCGTCTTTAAAGTCCATTGTTACACTTTCTCTAAGATATCCGGTATCAACTGGCATTAATGAAATGATTGTATTGTGAATCTTAGCAGTTGTCTTTGCTATACCTCGTTTGACCCATCGCTCCATGTCTCGCTCGTAATTTTCTAACTCTTTTACTAAGTCCCAATTACCATACTTAACCTTTGCCAATAGGTCGCACCCTCAATCTAGTTAAATTGATTTCATGTTGTCCGCCTTGGTCGACCGGTTCGCCTACAACTTCGTACGTTTTACCCTCGTAATTAAATAAAGTTTTGTTTGTTATTGGTATGTGATACGGCGTATATAGGTTTTGGTCAAAGTCTTTGCTCATCTGATGAAATTTGAGCGTCTCACTTGATGTAGGCGTGTCCATAAACCCTTTAATTGTTTCGTTACTTTTAAAACGCTCGTATTCTTTTGGGTGTGTTCCTACAACTTCAACCTCTCCAATTTCAATTGTGTGCGGAAACTCATCAAACTGATTAAACATATCGCTTACCCCAACTTAACTTACGATAAGGTAATAAATATGCATAAGCACTACTAGGTATGTCAGTTACATAGGTATAACTCACAGTGCCCATCGTGCGCGCTGAGATATTGCCGGTTGTACCAAACTTGATACATTCAGCAATAAACTTCTTAACACCCGACGGCACTGCTTTGTCATCAAACTTCTGATTACAATAATCTTCTGCAACGCTTTTATATTCTTCAATAAGATACTTGATTTGCTCATCGTTAGACGAATCATTGAGTGAAAGTCCATTAATCATTTTGACGTCTTTTGCGTCCATTACTTAACACCCTCTATAGCTTTGATAAGCTCATCTTTTTTCATATCGCTATAACCTTTAATTTCACGCTTTTTAGCAAGTTCTTTTAATTCTGCTACTTTCATATCAGATAAACTTTTTTGCTCGTCAGCGCTCGCCTCAGACTGTTCTAATTGCTTATCTTCAACAAGTTTGATAGCGATTAAATTACGGCGGTTGTTTGTTGTAGATAATTCAGTGAATCGTTCTTCTGATACTTCCAATCCATCACGTGGGTATATATCCCCTTCGTGATAAGGGTGTCTGTTGTCTTGAGCATCTTCAAAATATTCGACTACTTTATACATACGTCACTACCTCCTCTTACATTTCTAAGCTTCCAGCAGGTTTAAACGTCACTTTAACTACACCTGTTTCATCTTTTAAGTTAACGCTATAGTGATAGTTCGTAGATAAAAGGTGTGTACGTTTAAGAATGTCAAAGTCTGTATAAGCTTCCGGTTTCTTTTTGTTAACAATTTCCATCGCGCCATAACGTTGTAAGAACGCTGTGTTCTCTGAAATTCGCTTAGACTTAACAATGTCTGATACGCCTACGATTTCAGCTAAATCTCCTTTTGAAATTGCGCGATCTTGTACATTCCCACCAACTTTAAATAATGATTTAACCAATTTGTTGTAATCTTTTGGATTAACGTGTAAAACATAATCCTCATCATTTTCAGAGTTAAACACTTCAATTGCATCTAAAATACCTGTAGCATCAGCAGAAACTGTAGCAGTTTGTTTTGATTTGTTTAATTCAGCGATATAGTCAATTTCAACTTTATCAGCTAATGACATCGCTAATTGGCGAGATGCTTCTTGTAAAGTACCGTTAACATTTGTGATAATAGCGGTTTGAGTTACTTCAACAGCCTTACCAGTTTCTTTAACAGTAACTTTAGTAGTAGTCATGCTCATTTGCGTTGTATCCATTGCAACGCCTTCTTGTAAGTCTTCCGCAGCACCAATGTACGCATATTTAGGTCGTGTGATTGTGTCCCCTGGTTGTCCTACCAATGTGTCATCAGTAACGGCATATGGAGTAAAGCGAATTGCGTTTTGCATTTGCGCACTTACTACATTAGCCAAAACTTCAGGATTAATTAAATTAGCTTTTTTAGTTTGTGTCATTTAAGACTCTCCTTTTTTAATTTGATAATTCACGATACAAGTCAGGGTCGCTATTTAATAGCTCGACTTGTTCTGTGTAAGTCATCTTTTTGAAATCTTCTTTTGTTGGTTTTCCTGTAGGGTTGTCGCCTTGTTGCGGGCTATTACCTACAGGCTTAGACGGCGCAAATAAATAAGGTTTAGACTCTTTAAGTGTTTCAATCGCTTTGTCTAAACCTTTTACAGTGCCATCGTCTGCTAGTTCCAGTTCATCTTTATTGATGAATGCTAGAATGTCGTTAGCGTCATTTGCTTCTTTAGCAACCGCTAACTTAACTGCGTTATTAAGTTGTGTTTCTTTATACTTTGTCTCCCACTCTGAATTTTGATTCTTTAATTCTTCGAGTTCTTTTTGAATCTCGCTATCATCTTTAACAGAGTCTTGCAATTTGACAATTTGTTCATCACGTTTAGAAATCTCTTCTTTTAACTCTTCGATTTCGGTATTCTTGTCGTTCAATCTTGAACGTGGTACCATTCCCGATTTCGATTCGTCAATCGCATCAATTACTTTCTGCTTGTCGATTTCTCCGTCTTTAAATTGTCCTAACAATGTGTATAAATCCATTTAAACTACTCCTTTTTACGAGTTTTACGTGCAACGCCACGAAGAATTTTGGCATAAAAAGAAGCAGTTTAACGACATGCTAAGGTCGAGTAGCAAAGAGACAACTAAAAAAGTGTGAAATCATTATTTTTAGCATTTTCTTCGCTAATAGATGTTTTAACCATATCTAAATCAGCTTCATTTTTAACTGTTACGTTTACAACAACTTTTTCGTTTTGTAACTCTATTATCTCTTCGTACAAGGATTTAATGCGTTCTAACTTTTCTATAGCTTCGCCAGTATCAACATTTACTTTTATTTTAAAATCCATATCAATTACCACCTTTTCGCTTATATTTCTCCCACTCACGATAAGTCATGAATGGGATAACTTCATTTTTACCATCGTCTTTACGTGCTCTCATTACAGTTGGCAATTCATTTTCATCAATATAATAAAGTAATTTGCAACGACAATTAATATTCTCTTTCGCACTGTTTACACCAATAAATAGCTTGGGCGCCTGCCCAACACACCCACTTGATTTAAAATTCTGATCTATTTCCACTGATTCCCCATCTAAATGACGATGAGTATCACGTGTTCGTGTATCTTTAGTAGCATGCCAACGTTTCTTCATCTTCAAACCGTTATCTTTAGCAACCATTGCGCTATCAAGTCCAGCTTGCGACATCGCTCTACCCGCTTCTGTACGTGCTACACGCAACGATTGAGCTTTAGACATACCAATATCATCACGGATTGCTTTCGCTATCTTAGAGTAGCCCTCTCCGCTCATAATGCCTTGTGTGATATGTAAGCGTATCTTTTTCAGCACTTCATCACGATGCTTCTGTAGCGTCGGTACTAATCGAATGAACTCAATAGGTTGTTCAATAGCTGATGTGATAACTTCTTTGCTAGGAACATCAAACTGCATAGATGTTTGACTCGCCGTCTCATATAAATAAAGGCTCATAAGGAACTTTTCTATATAAGCATCTTCCTGCGACTTCTGAATCATCTTAGCTATTTGCCTGTAATCATCAGTCAGCATAGTACCTATACGAGTTAACTCCTTATTGAGCCTGTTATATTTATTAAATTCAGTCCATGTAACATACACATCATCACTTTGATACTTCTCAAACATATCTGCGATGATTTGTTTTATCTCTTTAAGTCGATTAGCAAATAGTTGTTCTATAGGCTTCTCAGCTTTAGAGATTAGACTGTCGATATACTCATCAATATCATTCTGATTCTTTATTGTTAGATCTTTCTTGTTGTTGGGCACCGTCAGCACCTCCGTCATCTAAATTAGGCAGTTGCTTGTTGTACTCCATTTGTTCTTGTTCTATTCGTTCGAGTTCTGCTTGCAAATCTTCGACAAACGGGTGATTTTCTAGTACTGTTTCATGGCTTACAATTCCCATAGATTGTTGAGCTGTTTGTACTTGTAATTCTGTGTTCGCTACTTTGTTGTAGTTGAAACTAATATCGACATCTTTATGTTCTCCTTTGATGTCGAAGTGCTCAAACACAAACCAAAGTAACTCCTGTATAGCAACTTTAGCTTTACGCGCTAACTTATCTGCTTTCAAGTTTAAGTTAGTATATAGAAACTCTAACGCAACCCCACTTGGAGCAGAACCGAATTTATCAGAACTAAAGTCAACCGCTTGACCAAACAACATTATTTTTTGATATAACTCATCTAAATACTTTTTACTGTTTTCAACTGGTACTTCTACCTGTATTGTGTCGACACCCCCGTTATCCGATACTTTTATCGCCCCGTAATAACGTAGTAACCGTTTGAATTCTGGCAACTCTTGGTCATCATAGTTCTTTAATACATACGTTAATTCGTTTGAATCTTTAAAAGTATTGGATAAATCAGATAATCGCCTGTTATACGCATCAATCAATGTTTTATACATAAATATATCTGACATTTCTAAGTCATTATTTTTGAATGGAATAAATGGAATCTTACCCCACGACCCTGTACTAAAATGTGTTTTTGAATTTTCCAAATTATTAGAGTAATCCGGAATAAGCGAGTCATTTTCATAAACGTAGTAATTAACCGTTATTTTATCCCAGTATTCAACTTTAGTTTCATTTTCCAATTTATACATCCTGATAAACGCCTCTAATTCTTCGTGCTCTTTATCAGTCCATATAGGAATACCTTGTTCTGCTGGTACTCTAAATAACTTGAACTCTCCCTCTTCATCAAGGTATGGATGCAACCATTCAATACCTTTATTGCTAGCTCCTGTTAGTACACTGTGTAACTTATCATCGAATCTATTGCCCAAAACTTCATCAATACGTTTAACTACTTCATCATCTGTATGTTTAAAAGCGATAGGCTTACCTACAATATAAGAAACTTTTTGATCTACTAGGTTAGCATGGAAGTTGGTAATCATTCTGTCATCTGGTTTCAATGGGTCAACTGCTCCTGTAGCATCAACCGGCTTGGGTTCCTTAACAATATCAGGACGTTGCTCATAATATTCTTGACCGATCGAGATTTCAGATAACTTTTCTAAATGTTGTTTTATATATCTGACAATCATTTCTTCCAATGTTTCCGGTTTGTTGTTAATCCTCACAATAGCATCAAATATTTCTGTTTGTGTTGGTTGGCTAGGGTACAAAATATTACCTCCTTTAATTAAAGCCTGTGCCACTTGGCTTATTAGCTGTATAAACTGCATATCTTAACGCATCTAATGTGTCATCGTTTAATTTAACTGGTTCGTCTGCATTATCTTTCCAAACATAGTTGTATATTTCTTCTTTAAACAAACTAACTTTTTCTTTGATAATGAATATTTTATTTAACTTGAATAACCTAGAAATAACTTCAATGCCAGCAATAACAGCTTTGTCAGCATATCTTGCTTTTATCTTCTCTCTTCTAAATCGTTCAATATGTTCAGGTCTGGCTGTATCACAATAAAAAAGAATATCGCCATGCCTTTTTATAACTCCTTTTGCAATAGCTACCCAGTCATCTATTTCTTTATGTCTGTGTGCGTGTTCTTCAATAACGTACTTGTTTCCGTCGAAGTCTTCCGCTACAACCATAATAGAACCATAATGCTCATATCCCCAGTCGACGCCTGCATATTTCCTTTTTATTTGTTTAGTTTTAAATTCTTCTTCTGTGATGTAATGAACTTTTTCTTTGAAATCTTTATATACAACACCCTCAGCAGAAACCCACTTACCATAAATGTCACGATTTGTGAACATTCCTGTTGGTGTACTCGCTATAATCGATTCAATATATTCTTCATCTAAAAATGTATTGTCGAACAAAGTAAATTGAAATGCTTTGATATTTAGTCTTCCATTCGATAATCGTTGACCACTCTTATCAATGTAATCTTTTTTAACTGGATGCATTGGGTTTTCGGGGTTTGTATCAATTAATATTCTCGCGCCTTTGTAACTACAACGTGAGAACACTTCTTTAATAAACATATTGTGTAATGCTGTTCCCTCATTTAAAAAAGCACCTGCTGAAGTAAAACCACGCGCTTTTTTCCATGCATCCGAGTTTTGTCCGTCGAATACATACACTTTATTACCGAATATTTTGACTGCGTTAGATTTGTCGAGTGTTAACTCTCTACCTAGTATTAACTCCATATCATCTAGTATGTTACGTCTTATAGATGCTTGTGTTGCTCCTCCAATAATGAAGTTAAGCCCCTTGTCTTTATAAGTAGCTATATGCATTAAAAAAAGCAGGATGAACACATATGTTTTACCTGCCCTTTTTGCACCACTCGCTATTAATACTTTGGGTTTATCGTTTATAAAGCAGTTCCAGACTTCTTGTTGTTTCGGGTTTAACATTTCATTAATCATTATTAACACCCGCTAACTTAATAAGTGCTTTAGCAACTTCTGCTTCTTGTGAATTATTTTCTGATTTATCCATTTGGTCAATTTTTTTCTCAAGCATCTTGATTTCAGTTTCAATCTTTTTGTTAGTCAGAACTTCATTTCCTAACGTCATTCTATTCATGCCGTCCAAACTAGCGAGGAATGCATCAGCTGTCGCTTTCTTTACTCCCTCTATTTCAATGTCATTCTTAGCTACATTCTTTAACCACTCATATTCTTCAAAAGCCTTTTGGCGTGTCCATTTTGATTGTTCAGCTGCTTCTTGACGCAATTCTTCATACCTATCTAAAACCGCACTATTCTTACTCAACTCAAAAGCTCGGCTATCTATATAATTATCACTTTTGCCTTTAGTCGAATACCCTGCGTCAATATATGCTTTCCGTTGGCTCTTGCCCTCTATGAGTCCTAGCACAAATTTTTCTTGCTTCGGTGTTAATTTAATCAATTGTTTTCACTGTATCACACGCCTTTACGTTAATTACTCTAGTTATTTTTTAAATACAAAAATGCCCCTACATCTTGTGCAGGAGCTACGTTCAATAAATGTGAAAGGAGGAAAATAGTTATGACTCAAAATGCAAGAATTAAACTACCCACCATATAGGCAGGTAGTAAGTGATTAATAGCGTAACATATCAACTTTTATATGTTTGTCACTTCTCAATCACATCGATGAGAACATCTAATGTGGCTATTACCCCACGTGTTAAGATAATTCTTACAAATCAATTATATAAAATTAATTCACAGTTTAAAAATAGTGTCATTTTCGTCATTTCTGTCATTTTCGTCATTTTCGTCACTGTAGTAGATAAATCTTTTCTGCCAATTCATCGCGTCGTGCTAAGAAGTTGTTCCTGTTCAATTTAGAGTTAGGCATCTTCTTGATAATTGCATCCCTGTTATAACCTTTCTTCAACAACTCTAAGAAGCAAAAGTCAACGTGTCCTAATCTCTGTTGTGATTGATTTATAAACTCAACTTCTTTTAACATCTGCGCATACCTTTTATTTGCTCTCTCAAGCCTCACAACAACATCTTCAACTTTGCTTGAGTTTTCCCCTTGTGGTTTCGGTAATGTTGCTTGTATGCCATACTGTGCAATCGAGTTGCTATCATATTCCGGTATTACATCGGCTAACACATTACACTTCATTTTATGTGTGCCTATCATATTAACAATTGACTCTTTGCTATACATCTATTCCGACACCTCCGCCCTCATCAAATCCGACTGGTCGCATAGATGAGCGAAATCACTTGGCGCCTCTACATCATCATTAGCCGTCATCATAATATATACTTGCTCAGTTACATACTTACCTAGCTCATACATCGCTAGTAAGAATAATAATCTTAGTATTTGTTTAGTCATTTCCCACACTCCCTTATATTTTCAAACAACTGCCCTAATTTAATAACTGCATTTCTTTTAACTTGTGCCTCGTACTTCTCTTTCGCTTCTTCTTTACTCTCCGCATCAACAACTGTAAACCTTTGATTGCTCTTAGCTTTAGTTATGTGTGTATGCTTACGTCCTGTTGAATCTTTAAATGTTGTGACTAGGTATTGTGTCATTCCTCATAGCTCCCTTGAACTTGTTTGAGCTTACTCATAAAAAACATTACTAAAAATGCTATTAAGATATGCGTCTTTTGATGTTTATCAGCAAATGTAGATGTCACAAAGATAGTAGCAATCAACAACATTTCATATAGGTTTGTGTGTATAGTCTTTTTACTCTTGAGAAAAATAATACCTATGCGACAAAATAGATAAACACCAAACCCTATGAAAAATATTTCTAACATGTCACTCACTTCCCCAAAACCTCCTTGACTCGATCTAATATGTCTTTACACTCCGCTACTTCCGAAGCCTTTTGCTCCACGTTCTGAAACACTCTCGAATTCCTCCACTTGCTTTAGTTCAGGTGTCCATATAGGCACGATAACCAATTGAGCTAGTTTGTCGCCTTTATTTATGACATAACTACCATTCATACATAAAAATTTATCTGTTACAGGTAGTAGGGTGTATTTTCCATCTATACCAGAAGGACTCCGACCAAAGTTACTCATATCCTCACTCTCTAACGTTTCATTATCATTCTTGATATTAATCCCTAAATTACCATGATATCCCGCGTCTATCTTGCCTGTTTCAATCACTAAATGCGTTTTACTACTTACACCACTACGGCTAGTTAATAAACCGACATAGCCCTCTGGAATGCTTACAGCTACATCTGTTTTGATCACTGCCTTTCCTTGTGGCTCAAGTACGACAGTTTTAGCTGAAAATATGTCATAACCTGCATCCGTCTTATGATTTCGTTCTGGCATTCTAGCGTCTTTTGATAATAGTTTCACTTGTAATATGTTAGTCATTTTCCTGATCCTCCTCATATTTATAGACAACTTGACCCGTCATAATCCCTACTGCTTCATCAAGTTCAATACCTTCTTTAACTGAATGTTGAATAGCATTTGTCATTCCCTCAAGTATTTCATCAAATGCTCGCGCTTTCTTATACACGTCCTCAATCTCTTTTAGTAATCCTTCTGTATCATTGCCGTTATAGGCACTAGCACTGATAACTGATTGTTCTATTTGTTCACGGTTATTCATTTGCGTTATCCTCCATAAAAATTTTATTGTTTAATTCCATTCCAAATTTAACTCTTTCATGATCGTTGCCGAATTCGTTTATTAAATCTTTTTCAACGCTCTTGCAATACCTATCCCATGCACTTGCCTTCTTCTCCAGCTCTTTGTTGCGCTCTCTTAACTTAGCTATATCTCCAATAAGCTCATCACGTTGCTTCAAAAACTTGCTTGCTTCATCAAACCAGTATTCACTTTGCTTTTCGTAATATTCTTTTGAACCGTGTTCCATTATTTAATCAACTCCCCATCTTTCCAGATTAACGTCATAGTTAGGTCGTCGTTTAAGATATAGAACGCTTTGATAGGGAAACATCTGTCGTCATTTAAACTTTCGTTTATACTAGTATTCCTATTTGATGTAGGACTATATTCTCCTTCTGAGACCTCGAATACTTCAAACAACCTATCAAACTTAGTCTCTTCTGTGATTTCCTCTTCCACTTCGACTTCGAAAGGAGCATCAAGTGGCACACAGACTGATGTCGTACACTCATTTGTGTCCTTTTGAAAACGAACGATGCCATCGCCGTTACCTGTTGTAAAAAAATTTTTGCCCTTTGATAACTCCGGATTACTTCTAGCCCATTTAATTAATTCATCTAATCTCATTTCTTTTTTAACTTTGATTTTCATCATTTCCATCTCCTTAAAATAAAGTTAGTTGCTTCTGTTCCTCATATTCCAACCCATGTTGCTTTATATATGTTTCGAGCTCTTCGGTTGTATCAAATGTCTTTTTCACGCCTTGCCAACCTGGCACGATATGCCCATGAAAGTAATAAGTGCCGTTTACTACATGGATATGTGCCACTCGTTCGTTATCTTGATACAGATATCTCTTAGATCCAAAGAATTGATTTAGGTATTCTTTGCGTGCGTTATCTGTCATGATCTACTTCTTAACTTTCACGAATATGTCGTTTTCCATCAGGTAGCACGCATAACGTCCTCTTGGATGCACTTGTGGCACATTAAACAAATGTGGCTTCTTTCTTCTTAGCTCAGCCTCTTTACGTCGTTGCCTAGCCATTTCACGTTCTTTGCTCTCTCGCTCCATGATTTTGGATAACACAATTTCTTTATACTCAGCTAAGCGCATACCATAAGGTGCATGTAAGGCTTCTAACAACGCCCAGCCACCTCGTACTCTTTTTGCAACCATTCCTGGAGTTAAACCATTCTTTTTTATCAATTCATTTTCATGTTCGGTAAATTTATATGGTTTACCGTTAATCTTTACGATACTCATTTATTCCACCTCTGTATTTATCCTGTGTTAAAATTTTTAAAGCTCATGTTTTTTTCTCCGGATGTTATTTATCCTAAAAAGTATTAGTGTGTCTTTTTGGTCGTTTTTCGCCCTATATTCACGAGCACTAATGACCAAAAGCTCTTTTTGCTCTCTCAGATAATTCTTGTCGTCGCTCTTCAGACATTAATTTTCTAAAACCTATTGCGCTTTTAGGTAGTTTCGCCCTAACCAATACCGCAGTCCCAGATTCTAATCGTTCCAATACCTCTACATCATCGCCGTACAACTTTGTCATTCTAGTAATATGTGTCGGTACCGATGAGTAAGCAATCCATTCTTGATTTTCGTAATCATAGTTCAATGTCGTTTCTCGGTCTTCTCTTGAATAACCGTCGCTTACAGTTTTTGTTTCTTTGGTAATTCTTGCCATTTATTCCACCTCTATATTTACGTTTCTAATTTTTAAATTGTCATATTCTAGTATTTCGTTAGGATTGTTATATAAGTAATCTGCCAGCGCATCTTTTTCGTTATCCACATCACCAAAATGCTTATATTCAACTTCTGTAGGTATTCTTATATCAATCGTTGCGTTTATATATGCTTGTTGTTGCATTAGATCACTTCATTTCTCTTTTGCGTTCTCGTCTTGCTTTAATTAATTCCTCGTAAGTAATCCATGTTTTGCCTGTGTACTTAGGTGCTTTACATATCCACGTTAAATTCACATCTCTATACTGATATCTGAATATCTTCGCTTTGATGTTGGCAACTTCAGTCGCCTTACCTTTAACATCTAAAACTTCGACCAGTTTGCCATCCTTCCACAAAGAGAAATCAGCTATATACGTAATCGGTCTTTGTTTCCCAAATTTAGGTTGTAGTTCGAATTTCGGTTGTATTTCGATACGATCATAGTTAGTGCCATTCATATTACTTTCTAAATATTGGTAATATTCACACTCTACTTTGCTATCAAATACAATTCCTTTGTACTCAACTTTCTTAGCGTTGTATTTACTCATCGTCCACCTCTAAATATCAAATATCGTTGCTTGTAAACCTAGCTCTTGCTCATATAGAAGTCCGTGAGCGCCTTTAAATCGTTTTAGGTCACTATCAGTCATAATTTTCTTTTCGTCGCTGAAATGGGCTCCTGTGAGCGAATAAACTTCATTTACGTTGTCTTTATACTTGATGACCTTAATATCTTCTGTGCCATCTTCTCGGTATAAGTGATATTTTTCTTTCGGCATTTTTAACACTCCTTAATATTCGTTTTCTTCCAGTTGATTTCATTCATGATCTTTTCTTCAACTTTGTCATAATCATCAAAAGGAGATAACTCGTTATTGTCTAACAATCTGTTAACTGCCCAACCAGTTTCTATATAGACATTTGCTACAATCGGGTCGTTTTGCTTTGTCTCTTCATACATCGATTTCAATAAGCTTTTGAATTGCATGATGTTCATGTGAAAAACCTCTGTGTCTTCTTGTAATACTCGAATTCAATTATTCCGGTTTCGCCGTCTTTGTTTTTGGCTATGTTACATTCAACAATAGATTTGCCAGTGATACTGTCATCTTCGTCACGGTTATAATAATCATCACGGTAAAGTAGCATTGCTAAACTTGCATCGGCTTCTATTCCGCCTGATTCTTTCATGTCTGATAGCATTGGTCGTTTATCCTGCCTAGATTCAACACCACGATTCAGTTGTGAAAGTAGTACGATGATTGCGCCTGTCTCGTTAGCGATTATCTTTAAGTCACGTGATATCTTTTCTACTGCTACACGTCTATCAACTTTCGCATTAGTATCCATCAGTTGAAGATAATCTATAAAAATAACTTGTTGCTCGTCTGAATGCCTCATTGCTTGAGCTCGCACATCTTGCGGTGTAATATTACTTTTGTCAGAAATATCAATACCTAACTTCATGATTTGATCCATTGCATTTGTTAACTTCGTTAAGTCATCCGGTGTTAAGTTCCTGATTTCTTTTATCTTGGTTAACTCAATACCAGTAATTGTTGATAACATACGTTTCAATACTGATGTGCCAGTTGTTTCAAGACTAAAGAAAGATGTTTTATATCCATTTCGTGCTATGTTCAACATCATGTTTAATGCAAAACCTGTTTTACCCACTGAGGGACGCGCTGCGATGACGATTAATTGCGACGGCTCTAATCCCCCTATTTTGTAATCCATGAGCTTATAACCCGTCTTAATTTGCTTCTTAGGGCTATCGCTGTATAACTCATCAACAAACTCCTCAACAAACTTCTTGGTTCCATCTTCTTTTTTGTTAGTAATCGTTTTTAAATCCTTGAGTTCATCAATCAAGTTGTTAAAGTTTTGGTTCGTAGGTTGTTGTTTAAACTCAGTTACCAATTCGTTAGCTTTGTTGAGCTGATAACTTTCCAATAATTCTTGTTGATAACGTTCAAAGAAGCCGTACCCAATGAAATCGGAGTTGTAAAGTTTAGTTATAGTATCTGCATCTAAAAATTCTTTATCTTTAGTTGCTTTTAAATAAATTTCTTGATGGTCTATCTTTCCGGAGTCCATTACATAATTGAAAAAGGTTTTAAACTTTTCGTTCGTAAACATGTAATCTTTAACCCTTATTTTTTCTAGTATGTCCGGTTGTTTAAGTAGCGTAGCGATTATTGTACTTTCAATCTCAAATTGTCCGTAATTCATTCGTTATCGCCCCCAAATTCTGCCAACTTATTCATGAAGTTATCTAGTGCTATTTTTCTTTGTCTGACATATTCGGGGTCATTCTACATTTTCCATTGGTGTGTAGCGGTTTCGTTATCTACTGGCTCGATAGATACTTTTTTAGGTGCCTTACGCATAATTGCTGGTAGGTTAGGTGGGTACGGGTTGTTACTGTTGATATATCCATCTATCGCTTTTATAGTTGGTTGATAATCTCCGTTTTGACTTAATACATCAATCCACATTTCTAACTTCGGTTTATCAAAATCAATGTTGTATACGTACCTAACTTTTTTTATAATTTCTAATGCTTGTGTTTTGCTCATCGGCATTAGTCATCACTCAATTCTTTTTCCATTTGTGCAATGACATCATCAGTAGCATTTTTCCTAGGCGCTATTTTATTTTCTGCATCTTCTTTTGTTTTGACATTCTCTTTAGCCCAGTTGTTTAAGACTTTAATTAAGTAGCCACCATGCGCACTTTTGCTTTTAGTGTACTCAACACCTACTTTTACAATTTCAAAAGCGTTCGTACCTATATCATCAATAGCAAACCCTAATTGCTCCATTTGATTAGGCGTTAACTTATCATCTAAATTTGCGATAATGTATTTTATTGAAGATGAGAAGACGCCTTCTCTTTCTTCTTTATTCTTATATTCTTCTTCTCTTTCTTCTTCTCTTTCTTCTTCTCTTTCTTCTTCTGTATCGTTACGTGACGTTACGGTAACGTTACTTTTTTCTTCTAGTAACTTTTTTTGTCTCTCTCGATAGCGTTGTTGTCGCAATTTATTTTTTTCTTTATGCTTAGCTTTGCTATCTAAGCTTTGATGCTTCTCCCAGTTTGTCACTTTTATGACACCATTAACTTTTTCAATCATGCCTAATGTCTCAAAAGTCTGAATCGCTAATCTTATTGAGTTAATAGGTCTATTAAATTCATTTGCTAACATTTCTTCGTTATACGGTAAGTTTTCGGATAGCATAATATAACCTTGTTCGTTGTACTTTCCTGATAAAGTTAGTAACTTAACCCAAATAGTTATGATCGTATCTCTTTCGGGTAAAGCTTCGATATATTTGATTTTGCTGTCATCAAACATGCCAACTTTAAGTTTTATCCACGATACTTCTCCCATTGTTTTCTCCTTTCAGCATTTTGTTGAGCCTCTCATCAACTTTTATCCACGAGTCATGCAAGTGATATTTATCATCAAACGACTTAACGCCAATTGCGTGCTGTTCATTATGATGTTGTCTACACAGTGCTAACACATGTTTGTCGTAGTGATTCATTTTGTTTCTGTTCATGCCTCTGCCGACTGCTTCATAATGTGCTAATTCAGCGTGAGGCTTTCCGCATATTACACAGTTGCGGTTGATAGTTGACCAGTATAAGAATGATTTATCTTGTTTCAGCAAGTCGCTTGTTTTGTAGCTAAGCGGTATGTCATTGTGAAATATCCAATCGAGTGTTACCTCGATAATTTGATTCGCTTGCATCCGTGTACAGTCACTTAACGAAATGCTCTTGTCGTAGCCATACAGAACCGTTACATATTCTTGGAACAAATACCTCATATAGTCACGCGGTTGCCCTGTGTGGCTCTCTATGTCGTTACAAAGCGCAAATATTTTTCTTCGTTGCTTGTCTGTTATTTTGAACGGGTCTTCGATTCGTAAATCACATTCGACTTTGTAGCCGTTATCTAGTAATAACGTTTCTTTGTCTCCTAGCTCGGCACCCTCGATAACGACCGTTGTTGTGCCGTCATCTTGAGTGATATAATTTTTGATTTGAGCCATTTAATCACGTCCTAGAACGGTAAATCATCATCAGCAATTTCTATTGGACCATTAGCATTAGCGAACGGATTATTTTGTTGTCTATTCTGTGGTGCGTTATATGAATTGTTCTGTTGTTGGTTGTTACTCTTCGGTTCTAAGAATTGAACACTGTCCGCTACTACTTCTGTCACAAATACACGTTGCCCGTCTTTGTTTTCGTAGCTACGTGTTTGTAGTCGTCCGTCTACACCTGCCAGCGACCCTTTAGAAAGGTATCTTTCAACATTTTCAGCTTGTTTCTTGAACACTACTACGTTTATAAAGTCTGCTTCACGCTCGCCTTGAGCATTCGTAAATGTTCTGTTTACTGCTAATGTGAATGTCCCTACATTTACGCCGTTTGGTGTGCTTCTTAGTTCTGGGTCTTTTGTTAAGCGTCCTACTAATACTGTTCTGTTAATCATTATTGTTTCTCCTCGCTATCCAATTGTTTTAATCCCGCATCTAATTTTTGGTGTGCTTCTGCGATTTGTTTTTGACTCAATTTATTAATGTTAGAGATTTTTAGCCATCTCATCGTTTTGTCGATAGTTGCATCTCGACCTTTTTCTTGAGATAAGTTCACAAACTGATTAATACGCTCCTCTAGTTCTGTAATATCATTGTCACTTGCACTTGGAAGTTCCTCGCCGTTGTAGATATATAAACCTAACCCGTGTAAAGCCGAAGCTTTAACGAAACATCGTTTTTGCGCTTTGTTGATATCAAAAGTTGTTGCACTACCTTTAGCAAGCGATTTATTTCTAAAGTCTAATACTGGAAGCCATTCAGTTTCTGTACTATCTTTCACAGTCACAGATACCTGTACAAAGTAGCCTTCTGGTGTAGCCAAATAAGGTACAAAATAGTTTTCTGTGCTAATATCCGGATGTGGAAACTCGTGCACTTTTACTGTGTAGTTAGGGTCAATCTTTTTTAACTCTTGATGTGCATATGACCATGCTAGATAAGTTAATCCATTTTTTTGTTCTGTATGATCATTCACGTTTTTACTGTTCAACTGTTCGAATAATGTTTGTTCAGTCATGTTCTACCTCCTCGTACTCAATAGTTTCTGTCACTGTTTTCTTGATTGCTTTGTGCTTAGACATATCAATAACAGTTTTGTCTAGTCCGTCGAATTCTCTTGCGTCTCGCATATCAGTTGAATACTTCACTGTATCGTTCACTTCGGTTGGTCGGTTTGTAATAAATAGATTTTCATCTTTATGCTTGATTAGATAAGTTACAGTCTGCTTCATAGCGACCTCCTACCATCTCATGACTAAGTTAATTAGTCTGTCCTGTTCGTCTGTGTTCTCTTCAATCCATTCATCTATTGCTTGGTTAAATAGGTCTGATGCCATATCTAAGTCATTCTCATCTACGACATAAGCATGTTTAATTGGTACGTTGTTCATATCTTTAACTTGTATTGATATGCCCATATGACCTTTTAAAATGAATAGCTTAAAATCGAATCCGTTAACATGAATATTTTTGCGTATAATATCGCCTATTTCGTAATACATCTTGACTTCCTCCTCGTTTCGTTTTATATTTAACTTGAAATTTTTCTTAAGGGTTTGATACTGTTACTTGTTGGCGCAAGTAGCAGTTTTTTTATTCTTCATAAAAGTATTCTTTATAAAATATGAATGTTGCGATACTTGCGAATCCCGCAATTGACCATGCTGTAGTGAAGTATAGAAACGGCATGAGTACAATCGCTAAGACTGTGAAGCATAATACTGCTAATAGATAGCTTTTATAAATGTTACTCATTTTCTTTTTTCAACGCCTCCATTATTCTCTCGTCTGACAAGCCGTGATAAGGGAATTTTTCTCTAGCTAATTGGACTGGTATTCTGCCTCGAATCGCAATGTAACCTTCGTCTTCAAGCTCTTTATTCAGTTCTCTTATTATTTGTCCTGCTTTGGATTTAGAAACAGATAAAATTACTGCAAGTTCTTTAGCTTGCAAACTATTTTTTATCATATCTATTCCTCCTTTTTATTTTTGTGTTGTGTATAATTTAGTTATCTCCTAGTGAAAGGAGGTGATAATTATGAATAATATAAATCTCACTCAACGACAGTTAGATTTAATAAAGAAAAATCAAGCTATCTTGTCTAAATTGCCTGTCGAAGCTTACGCTAAAGCCGCAAATACTATGAATAATTCGTATGTTATGAACGCTCTGGAAATTCAATCGACGGTTAATAATGTTATGAATAGCATTAGAATTAACCAATCGAAATTATCTAATTGGGCTTCCTATATGCATCAAGTAACTAAGAATCATCCAATGTTCAAATCTAATTTATTTTCTAATGAGGTTCTTAATAGTTTTATAAAATCTACGAGCATTCCTAAAAACGATATTTTGAAAATGTCTTATGCTCTTAGAAATTTGAATGTCGATGTAGCTAATAGTTCTACCTTTATTAAATCCATCAATCCTGCCCATCCAGTAGAGCAAAAACAACATCAAAGCAATAATTACAGCGGTAAAAAAATTGTCGACATAATGCATATTAATCACTCCAGTTTAGGTTTTATTAATGCTAGTTCTGTAGGTGTAAGCGGTAATGCTATTTGGGACTTTTTATTAAAGTTTATTAATAACGAACCAATAAATACTCCTTTTTATATTTCGGTACTTTTTATAGCGTATTTTTGCTATCTATTAACCAGTTTTTCAAATTCAAATGATGATTAGTTGTCGGATTTATCGATTAATCTCTTTAAGCAACTCTGCAACTGCTCGCAACAGTTCAGGGTTGTTACTTGTTTCTAAATTACTGTTTGCATGTTTTAATAAATTAAGTTTTAATTTATTTTTTTCTTTCGCGATTCTAAATTTTTGTAACATTTGTTGTTCCTCCTTTTAAGATGTTTGTTTTTCTCCTAAAAACTTATTAACAAAGTATTGTTGTCCTTTGCCTGTTACTTTTGGCGTCTTACTAATTGATGTGTGACCGTCTGAATGTGTAATTGATGTTTCTTTAATTTCGAATAACTCACGTTCCATTGAGTACTGTGTAGGCATGTTATAATCCACACCCTTGCGTTTAATAAGGAATCCGTTTTGACGTAACCACTCAAACAATCTGCGTTGCCCGATGTTTATACCTTTTTGTTTAATGATCTTTGCTAACTCTCCAACTAAAATTGATGTCTTAGTAGTAGCTACTGCATCTGCAAATACAATCTTTGGCTTGTCGCGCTCAATCTTTGTTTCTAATTGATTGATTGTGTTGTTAGCAATTTTTAAAGCACGTTGCATAATCATTTCTGGGCTATTCCATGCTTTTTCAACTTGGATGAAGTATTGTCTTGCACGTTTGCCAGGTTCACTACGTTGAATCATTGCGATTTCTTTTGCAGTGTCTAGTGTGAGTGCGTGGTCAATATAGTGAGTCATATTGCCTTGAGCTGTTGCTCTTTTTTGAGCGATAGCTGTGTAATCTGTATTTTCTTCAAATCCGTATTTAAGCATTCTTGGAAACCAATCTTTATATGCTGTCTTAACTTCTAATGCTTGATGAAGTTCTCGACCGCTGATTGCGATTTCTCCATTTTCTTTTTCTTGAATATTGAACATTTCTCCGATGTTCGATTTTGTTTGTAATGCTTGCATTTTATTTCTCCTTTACATTAGCGATATCAACTTGTAGTGCATCGCATATTTTTTTTACTGTGAGGAAACCGGGGTTTTTAACCTCTGTTTCGATAGATCGAATTGTCGAGTTTTGTAATTCCGTTAGCTTCGCTAGTTGATAGCGTGTTATCCCCTTTTCTTCTCTCAATTCTTTTAAGTTCAGCATCTTACCACTCCTTATTGTCCATAACGATATTTCGTTATATAATTAATCCAACCCCACTACATTGGGAGGTGATTTCCTTGCTTATGCGAGGTTTTAAATCATCCTGTGGTTTTATAGGTTAGTAAGTCTAAATTAGAACATCGTTTGTTGTGTTCCACAGTCAACCAAGAGACGTTAACTAGGGTATGCGTACTAGAAGGTAGTAACTTTTAGGACGCTAGACTTTGACGGAAAACCTAAGCACCATACAGGGCTGGGGACGATACCAGCAAAAATTGTGCTGTTAGTCGTAGTAATTAGAACCGAACAAAATTTCCGTAACACATACCTTCTACGACAAGGTGTGTGTTTTTTTATTGGAAACAAAATGTTTGTAATGCTTGCATAATATTTATGCTCCTTTCATGTATAATGTTGTTATCAAATATTTAAGGTGGTTATTCTTATGGAATTCATACAATCTACTTTGTTTTCAAACGTTGTAGCTTTTCTAGCTTTAGGTCTATCTGCATACTCATTTTTTTATACTCGTTCTCAAAATAAGTTCAGTTTTGTTATTAGCGATCTTAATTTCTACTATGAAAATAATTTTGTAGAATTAAATTTTGTCGTCGCTAATGACTCGTCTAGAACTCATACTTTAGAAGAATTAATATTTTTAGATAAAAACAAAAATGTTTTAACACCTATTAACGTAGTATTGGAATCTGATGAATATTCATCTCTCGGTATATATAATCCAAGTTATTTGCATGCTCCAATCGATAAACAATTAGATAAACCAGAAGTTATGATAGCTAATTCGTCATCAGAGTTTTTATATAAATTCGAATTAGAACCTGCGTTTATAAAGATTGTTTCTAATCAACGAATAAACAAACTTAAAAAGTATAAGTTAATCTCTACCGATTCTTACGAGCATAATTAATATCGCTAAATTCATGAAAAAGTGAATTGCTAGTAGTGTGTTGGTCAGCATCATTTTGTATCTTCCTTTCGTGATTTTTGAATAACTTTTATTCAAATTGTTACTTCATAATCTTTTGTTGAGTAATAATATTTTTAATAACCTCAACATCTTGGTCGTCGAGTTGTAGCTCGGCGGCTTTTTTACTAAATTGTCCGTCAATAATTCTGTTGATTTCGTGCCACTGTGCGGGTGTGAATTGCTTTCTAAATTCTAAAAATTGTTTGATTGTTTGTTCCATTTGTTGTTCCTCCTTAAGTTAAAACTTTCTTTTTGCGTAAGTCTTCGTTAAAAAAAATATCTCTTCCTTCTTGAGGTGTCAATTCTAACGCAAAATAAATACCATTTATTACCGGGTAGGATGGTTTTGTTCTCCCGTGTATCATGTTAGATAAAGTATCTCTATTGACACCAATTTCTTCAGAAAGGGTTTTGATGTTATGTTCTTTCAAAGCCATTTTAGATTTCAAAAGTTTAGTATCTATAGGCATTTCTTTTCACCACCTTTCGCATTACGTAAGTAATCTTATCATGATGTTACAAAAGAGGTCAAGCATTTTACGAAAGTTTTTTAGAAAAATATTGCAAATGCCGAAAGTTTTCCTTATAATAGAACTATCAAGTAAAAGGAGCTGTATTACGATGTGCTTTTCAAAAAGAATGAAACAATCAAGAGAAAAACAAGGTATGACTTTGGCCGAACTAGGAAGAAAAATTGGTAAAACTGAAGCTACTGTACAACGTTATGAAAGCGGAAATATCAAAAATCTAAAAAACGATACTATAGAAAGTATAGCTACTGCATTAAATGTTAATCCTGCGTATTTAATGGGGTGGGTTGAAGAAAACGATGATGAAGTACAACATCGTGCAGCTCATCTTGAAGGAGAATTGACAGATGACGAATGGCAAAGAGTTTTAGATTATGCAGATTATATAAGAAGCAAACGTAAGTAAAGGATGTATCAGATGGGATTATATGAAGAAACTTTAATACAACATGATTATATTGAAATAAGAGAGGCTGATGTGCTTCCAGATAATTTAGACGGGGTATGGTTAGGAGATTTAATTTTGATAAAGCGTGGTTTATCAGATAGAGAAAAGGCAGGGATTCTCTTTGAAGAATTAGCACATAATAAACTTACATACGGTGATATAGCCGATTACTCGAAATTCAACAATCGCAAGTTCGAAAATTACGCAAGACGACACGGCTTTATCTCAGCTGTTCCATTACGCGAAATTGTAGAAGCTTATAATTATGGCGTACGTAACTTGTATGAATTGTCTGAGTATCTACAATTAAGCGAAGAATACATATTAGAAGCAATAGAACAATATAAAAAGATATATGGTATTGGAACTCACTATGGCGAATACTCAATTACATTTGAGCCGTTGAGAGTTTTTAAATATAAGGAAATATAAACAAAGGAGAAATCAAAATGAGAAAATATAATTACGATAAATTCTTCTTATATATGGCGGTACTGTCATTACCAATAGTCATATTTTTTCCATTAATGTTAAGCATCCCAATCATCTTTTTTATTTTTTCAATAAGAAAGAAGGAAGATTAATAGTGCCTGTGTGGCGTGAGGAGGATGAGGAATGGAAGATTATGTTCGTTATAGGCTAGAAGATCAAATAAATTGGTATGATACTAAAAGTATATCTTGCCAAAAGCAATACAATTTTAATAAACATATACAAATTATTGCCGGTGCATTAATCCCAGCAATAACACCTTTTTCGTTAGTGTTTAATTCTATGAGTTTTACTATTGTTATATCAATACTAGGAATACTGATTGTAATATCTCAGTCTATTAGTAGTATAAAGAAATTTCACGAAAACTATATTCAATATAGAACTACATGCGAAGTGTTAAAACATGAAAAATACTTATATTTAAATAATGTTGAACCTTATGACAATGAGAAAGAACCGTTAAAACTTTTAGTTTTACGCGTTGAATCAATTATTTCTAACGAGAATATAAATTGGCAAACAATGAGACAAGATATCAAGGAGGAAGAAAAATGTTAGGGAAATTATTTGTAAGCTACAGAGCAGATGACGAAGGTTCACGTTATAAAAATTTATTAGTGGGCTGGTCTGAAAATCCAAATAAAAATTTTTTTGATGTAAAATTTGAAGATACCAGTATTGGTATAAGTATCAATTCTACAAATGCTTACTATATAAAAAGGAAAATCAAAGAGAAAATCGAAAGTTCTAATAAGGTTATATGCATTATTGGAGAAAACACTCATAGCTCCGAATGGGTGAATTGGGAATTAGTAACTGCTCACAACTTAAACAAACCTATTGTCGCAATAAAGATTGATAAAAGTTACAAATCGCCTATACAAGTTTATGGAAAGAATGTACATTGGGCATATTCTTTTAGTTACGAAGCTATCAAAAAAGCACTTCTCGAAGTTTAATCGGGAAGTACTTCATACGTTTTTTCAAAAATATCGGGTTTTACAGGATATTTTTCACCATTAACTCCTGTTATAATCCAATCGCCTTTTTCAGCTTTCATTCTACCTTCTAAAGTTTCAATATAGGTAGTTCTATCTGCTTTTTCTGCATTAACTATAACTGGTTTTTTTCTAACCTTTACTTTAGGAGACATATTATCACCTACTTTTTTATTTTATTATATCACAATTAATACTAAGGACTAAATCACGGGTAGCCCGCCTACCCTTATTATTTTTTGCCAATTTTGAGGAGGGAGAAGCAAAATGCCAGTATATAAGGATGATAATACAGGTAAATGGTATTTTTCCATTAGATATAAAGATGTATACGGTAATAACAAACGTAAGATGCAACGCGGTTTTTCAACTAAGCGTGAAGCTAAGAGAGCAGAGGCTATTTTTTTGAATGATGTAAACGAAGGATATAGCGATTCAAAAACATTTGATTATGTTTTTCATCACTATTTAGAAAATAGCGATTTGAGACCTAAAACAAAACGACGCAAACAAAATGAATATCATAAACACTTTAAAGCTAAGTTCGGGCACATAAAAATGAATAAGATAACACAAAATCAATGCCAAGAGTTTCGTAAATATCTAATAGAGAATGTAGCATCAACAAATTCTGCTCGTACAATTTGGTCAGGTTTTAAAGTTGTAATTAATTATGCTAAAAAATACTTTGGATTACGTACAGATCCAACAATATCAATTAAACCTATTCCGCGTGTAAAACCAAAACCTAAGTTTATGATGCGTGAAGAATTTGAAGAAAGAATCAAAGACATTGAAGAGCAAGATTACAGAGAGTTATTTACATTAATGTTTTATACAGGTTTGAGGATTGGAGAAGCTATGGCGCTTGTTTGGACAGACTACAATAAATACAAAAAAGAGATATCCATAAATAAAACAATGGACATCTCTAATAGAACTATATATCCGAGACCAAAAACAGATAGTTCAGAGGATATTGTTCCTTTACCTAAATTCATCAATACAATGTTAACTGAACGACATCAACGTGAAAAAGAGTTAAACAAATATTTTGATGAACGTAGTTATTTTATTTTCGGAGGAATGGCTCCCAAACATTACAGTCATGTTCAAAAGAAATTTCAAAAAGCTTTCCCCCATTATAACATTCACGCGTTAAGACATTCTTATGCATCTTATCTTGCAAATAATGGTGTAGATATTTTCGTTTTACAGTCACTCATGAGACATGCTCAAATCACTGAAACGATGGGCACTTACAGCCATTTATACACTCAGAAAAAACACGATGCAATAGCCATTTTTGACAAGTAA